AAGTAATAGTATCTGTGAAAATTACTTGTTCTTTATCTACTGTATATCGAAATTTATCAATTGTAAAGTCAAATTCATCTGGCTCATTGTTGGTTACGACAAATTTTATTTGGAACTGTCTAAATGTTCGAGAGCCTGCCTCATAAGGAACATATCCTTCGTTAACAGTTCCTCCAATAAACTGTGTCACATCTACGTTCCCATTAGCATAGTATAGAGAAGAGTTATCAACGGTGGTAGTTCGTATAAATGTTTCAGTTGTCACAGCTCCTAAGTCTCCTGCAAATGTTTCTGCAGAGCCTGTATCTGAAAACTGCTTTAAGTCAACAAGAGCGTAAGTATTACTAGCCCCAAGAGTGATATTAGAAAATGCATTAGATCCAGTAGGATCACCATTTGCGTGATAGGTAGCTCCAAGCTCAATAGCTGTTGCATTGATAACGCCCGCTATTAGTGCATAAGAGTTTGAATTTGAGTCATCTCCTGCAAATTGTCCATCGTTCCATATAGCCCACACTTTTGCCTCAGAGCCATCAGAGGTGTAAATACCTGTTCCTGAAATAAGAGTTTGATTATTGGAGTCAAAAACTGCATTAACTACAAGAGGATCTGTATTATTAAATCCAAGTACGTGACCAATACCACCAAAGTCTGTATCTACGAGTACGTTAGATACTGTTGATTCTTCTGTAACGCCTGCGGCAATAAAATCTTCGTGCTGATCTGTGAATTGAGATCTAACAGTTTGAGAAGCTTCGATATCAATCTGTATAGCACCAGTTAAAGTTGATCCAAGATCACGAATTGAAGTAAAGTAAGTTGAAGAAGATTCAGCTAATAAGTCAGTAGGAGACCCTCCAATCGCTGAAAAGCCGCTTGATGTACCGTTTGCGTTATCAACTATAGATGACGGATGACCGTCCCCTTTATCTGCAAAGGCTAGTCCTCCAGAATTCGAAGTTTCAAATGATGGAAAGTTTTCTTCATCTGCATTAGTGTTAGTAATATTTGTAAAATTAGTTCCTGGGTCATCTTCATTATACGCATTGATAACCGTATTACGATTTGGGCGCGTAGTTGTAAGAGTAATGCCTACAACAGATTCAGAGAAGTTACCGCTTGTGTCACGAGTTCTAGCTAAATAAGTAAACTCCCCAAAAGCGTCAATAGGAATTGATTTACGAGAAGTTCCAGAGGACACAGTAATAAGAGGATCAGATGCTACAAAATTTGCAACAGTAGCTAATACCGAACCAGGGGCACGACGTATAACTACTTCTTTTAAATCTAGATCCGCAAGCTGTTCATTAACACGGGCGTATGTCCAAAAAAGTGTTATTTGATCTGTTTGTTGACCTCCTGTAAAGTTTTGCACATTTTGCGGTTGAGCAGTTTTACCTATAATAGACTTAATGTTACTTACAGTAACGCCGCGAATATCTTTATTTAAAGGAGTAACGCGAATTGTAATAGAGGTTGACTCTGAAACTGTGCCTCTGTTTATACCGTTTATGGTAAATCTAATCTTTCCATCAGTGTCAACACCTGTTGCTGGAACTTTAACAGTGTTAAAAGATGTTAAATCAGCTCCACCATCGTTTGCGCCAACAGCTTCAACTTGGTCTAATTTATACGAAATTTCATAATCAGTTACCTCTTGGCCTTGAATATGATCAAATTCTGCTGTTACACGAACGGCAACTCCTCCAGTTTGTTCTCTATATAATGACTCAATAATATTAAAATTTTGAACTTTTTGTATAGGAAGATCTTCAACTACTATACTTTTTGTTACGAAAGGAGAGAAACGCCCAAGAATATTTCTATTTCTTGCTCGTAGAGAAGTTATACCTGTTGATAAATTAGTAATTGTTAATGTATCATCAATGTTAGTACGCTCAAACTCATTACCAGTCTGTAAAGAATATGTCCTAGAGTTAGCAGTTCTAAAGTTGCCCGGAAATAAATTAGTATCATATGTAAAGGTAATATCTCCCTCATTTACACTTGTTAGAGTTCCTACAGGGTCTGGGGAAATATTTGTAAAAGAAGAACCTAAAAGGTTGGCTCCTGGTTTCCTGTTTGTTGCTACTCCTGTAATTGGTGAAGAAAAATATGGAATGCTTATAGTGTCTTCGTTCTCAAGAGTAATTCGATAAATAGAGTTTGTTGTTATGGTTGAGTTATAAGAAGGACTTTCTAAGTCATAAGAAGTGCCCACTACACTAAAAGTATTACCAGAAGAAGTTTGAACATTATCACCTATTTCAATAATAGGTGGTGCATAATAATCAACTTCAATTCTATATTTAGTTTCATTAGCTCCTGTTACATAAGAAATAGTTGAATTAGCTTCTATATCAAAATTTCTAGTGAAAGTGTACTGTCCTGCTGATTTTTCAATACCATCTATAAAAAGACGAGTAAAACCTTTAACACGAGGATCAACCTCGATTTCAATAGTTCCATCATGATCTGCTAAATTACCTTCTTCAATGTAGGTAGTTTCAACACCTTTTACATAAAAACTTGTATTATTATAAGTTTTAGAATCTAACATCTGATTTATAGTTACGTAGAAAGGTGCTGGGGGTAAAAAAGATATTAAGTTAGTACCGTTTGTATTAGTGTTATCTATCTTAAGTTTACTATTAGCAATATCTGAAGATACTATAGCTCGACTTAAATCTGTGACTATGGGAGCAAAACCTACAAAATTTAGAGCACTCTGCGCTTCGCTTTTTTCATTTACAGGTATAGTAACAAAATCATCTCCCTTGAGTGTGGGAGCATCTTCAGTTCCATCATTAACCTCAGAAACATGCTTAAAAAAGTTTTCATCAAATACGTCTCCATACCCTAAAAGAGTAAATTCAATATTACCATCATCAATACCGCCGTTAGTATCAGTCACTTCATATGAGGTGCACAATATTTTAATTTCTCCAGCAGGGGTAGAAAACCCATTTTTACCTACTATAGAAGCTACTGTATCACCTTCAGTAACCGCAGTAGCGTCACTAACTTTAAATTCTAATGCCCCTGCAGATCCTCCTACGACATTTGCGATAAGAGTATCGGCATCAGGGGTGGCTAAAAAGAATTCTGTTCTAAAATCCTGATTATACCCTAGAGATTCTGTTGACTCTTCGATAATTCCATCAACTACTACAGAACCATCAAGAGTTCTACGAGGAACAGGTCTAAAGTTTACTATAGGAACAGGAGGAACAGTTAGCGGAGATAAAATATCAGTATAAGCTGTTGGAGTATAATCAATAAAAGTGTCAGAATCTACGTATACATTAGAAATATACTCTATACCAGAAATTGTGACTTCTTCATCTTGAGGCTCTCTAGTCATACTTGTAATTTTAAATAGCTTACCTGCTTTATTAGTGTAATAATCCCCAGGGTTTTCAATCTCTCCAAGAGACCACAAATCTCCTTGTTTAGGTAGATTATTAGCGGTAAAAGTTGAATAGTTATCAAACCTTTTATTAATTGGATTAAATCTTTGAACAACTTTAACGCGGGCTTGATCAATACCTGTAGATACGTTGTCTGTAGCGGTCAAGGTAAAGTCAGAATCACTTAATATATAAAGATCAATCCTGTCTGAGTCCATTTTTATAACACGAAGAGCTATCGGACCAGTATTTGCCGTAAATAAACTAGAAGTAATTGCAGGTGATGTAAAATGTTCTAAATATATATTTGAGTTACCTGTTTGTAATAGTAAATTTGAATCTTGAAATAGCTTACCACTATAGCCATAAGCTATACCAGACTGTTGTTGTGCTACAGAGATAACATCCCCAGGAGCTAAGTTTAAAGCATCTGAACTAGTAGTAAAAGTAACATTACGTCTTTGAAAAGTTGAAGCAGCTATTTGGTACTGAGCAAAGCGAAGTGCTTGTGATCGCCTAGTAGTACCGAATAAATCAAGAGTTACAACATTTTCTACTATACTAGGAGTTGAACCATCATTTCTATCTGTGGTATCAATACGCACAGTTTCACGTTTATAATGATTTGTAGGCTCGATATAACTTACGTCAACACCAGTAATAATATCACTTTCTTTATTTCCTGATATTTGCAGGGATCCTTGTTTTATATTTGTTTCATTAAATACCATAGCTGGAAACTCATCAGGCATATCTACTGCAAGCGTAATCTTACCTAAAGAATATACAAGAGCAGCCCTAAAAGATGAAGCAAGGGTGTTAAGAGTGTCCATAACCTGAGACTGGTCGGCAATAACACAATTTAAAGTAAATCTTCGTTCTTTGATTGCTGTACCCGCTGATACTCCTACAAGTGTTTGACGAACACTTGTAAATTTATCACGAGGTTTGTGTCTGAAAGAACCGTCAGCTAAAGAATCTACACCAATAAAGTTACCCGTGGTAAAATCACAAGCATCACAAAACTGAGCTACTTGAAAAAACTTATATTTATCAATATTTTCTTCAGCTATACCCACTCCATAAGTTTTATTAGTTAAAATGTCGTATATAATCCACACAGGATTTTGTGTCCATGAGTATACAAAAGTACCATCCCAGGTACCTACGTAAATTTGAGGATTTTGTGTTGTAAGTTTTGTGTCTGCACCAGTAAACTGTTGAGAATATCCTTGTGCAGCTCTAGTAACATCAGCTATCTCAACTTCTCTCCAATCAATCTCTCCATTTTCTAAAATTGGTTGGTTATAATTAGAAGGTACTTTTACAAGTAAACCTTTTACCATTGAAGTAAAAGTAGGAACTCCTCCTTGATGTTCATCAACTGCTTTTAGGGCATAACCAATCACAGCAGTTCTGGGATAGGCTTGAGGAGATTCTTCAATCTCAAACCATCCAAGAGATCTAATATCATCTGCTATTTTAGAACTAGCACTATCAGCAGAGGTTTTTGTAATCGTAAAGCGATAACCATTGTTACTACGATTTTCAGTTGGAATATCAAGTCGTAAATTAAATCTAAAAGGTGTACCTGTTTTTCCTGATATTTTCTTCTCGATAGAAACAATCTCATCTTCTCCGTCCGCAGGGGCAGGAAATATTTGAATTTTAATTGTGAGAGAATTAGACTTAATATCGCCATTGTCTAAAACTTTTTGTAAGCCATTTATTTGAAAAATAAATTTAAGAGCGTCCCATGATTGTGCGCTAGTTTCTTGAAGAGTTATGCCAGAAGAAGGAACTCCAGCAAGATTTCCTTTTTTTAAAGAGACAGGAGAGGCAAAATTTTGAGGGGTAATTATATTTTCCCCAAATACGTCAAGCCTATCTTGAGTAGTAGTTCCTGTTGTAGAAAGTGTTTTAAATTTAGAAGTATCCTCTCCACCATCTCCGTCTAGTAAAACTAAATCATCGATAGAACTATCTGCTATTTCAATATCTTGAGGACCATTAGAGTTAATACGATACACAGGACCCTCGCTTAGACCGATAGTAGTAAAAATAATATCAGTACCAAAAAGAGATTGAGCAGCCTCAGAAGGAGGACGACCAGAGCCGCCTTTACCTCCGCCTTTTGCTCCTTCAATTCTTGGAAGCGAAGCATTGGTATGTCTTATATAATTCTTACTCATGAGAATTGTTCCCCTACGTCAACAACATCATTTTTACCGTGTTGTTCTGATTCAATATACCCACTTAAGAATTGTCCTGCAACCCTAAAATGACCATAAACAAGAGGAATAGGGGTACCACTTTGAGAGGTATTAGTAAGAGATCCAAACATACCATTTTCACGAGTAGAGTTGTCTGTCTCCATAGGCTTTGGTTTTTTAGTGAATAAAGAAGATACCACAGATAGAGCTAAGTTACCTAAGATGCTTTTAGCAAAACTAGGCATACCGGCAAGAGAACTAAACAATCCACCACCTGAGGCAGTGCTCCCTACAATAGTCCCTGTAGTAGAAGTAGCTGCGGCACCTATTCCTCCAGCTCCAACTCCTGGTGCCACTGCTAGACCAAGTCCTCCAGTAGCGGCTGCAAAGCCTACTATCGCAAGCATAGCAAATAGCCCGCCTCGCTTACCTCCACCACCTGTCACACCAGGAACAAGGTATAATATTTCATCATCTTTAATACGTCTGAGTTGCGCTTCGTCAGGCTCTATAATACGGTAGTCCGAATCTAAAACAAAAACGTTTTCAGCAAAGTCATTTTGTTCTACCTCTAACATATATTTTTTAAATTTAGGGTGCATAGAATTAAGATAAGGTATTATGTCAAAAT